GCAAGAAGAAACATTCCTGCTCCCAGGGCGGCGCGGCCCCACAGATCCGAATCCACGCCGCCGATGTAGATCCATGTACCAACCGCGCCGACCGCCAGCGCCGCTTTATCTGATCTCTTCATTTCTGCGTCCTTTCATACCCCATCGACTCCACCGCGGCTTCCATCCGCTGGCGAACGATCTCTTTTATTTTTTCTTCTCCGAGTTCCTCTGCTGTATACTGCTGTCCTCCGATCGTGATCCGAGTAACAACCATGATTTCTTTCATAAGGCATCACCTCTTCCTTATCTCCTTATCGTATGCAACCCGGCTCTGTAATGATTTTCTATTGATTCATAATCATTTTTGAGCTATTATGTAGTTGCAAATTGTTTTTTGTATTCGTCCCATGGGAACTGGTACTTCCTGTGGGACTTTTTTCAAAGACATCATTAACGTGAAAGGATAAACCATACCATGCGCTTTTTAGCATTATTTCTTTTGGTTGTTGCATATAAATTTCTTACAAATTTAATGCATTATTTTATCCTAAAAAACTACAAACATATTTTTCTGAATTTCTTGAGCATAAATGCGACAATATGAATCTCTATCGTCAAGAAGTGCTTTCCTTGTTTGAAAAAGCTCATGTTAAAGATAAAAAAATTCCTGTATCTGAGCATATTGGAAACCGGCAAATTGTTTCTGGAAACGTAAGCACCTTCTCTATGTTTCCAAGTACACGTGTCGCATTTTCTGTCACTACGCTAAACATGTTCGAAGAGGCAGAAGGCGTGTTCCGAAAAAATATGCTTGATAGTTTCAATCCGTTTTACTGGATTGATTTAATCGTTTTCCTCCCAAAATCATTACTGGCTTATATTGGAATATCCTCTGAAGTTACCGCTTACAAGATATGCAATGTCCTATTTACCTTCATCTGGTGGATACTCGGAATTCTTGTTGTTTATTTCAAACCCCAACTCCAAGATTTCGTTATCAAACTGGTGCGAAATCTTTAAAATGAATTTTGACAATATAACAAGCCCTTTTGCATTCCCAGTCTCTGCTATTTTCGCTTGTGAAAATAGCAGATTTTTTATTGCCTGTTCTCTTATAAATGAACCATAATTCATTTTCAAACAAATTCCTTTCTTTTGTGTTACAGAAGACACTTTGCATCAACATCAAGTGCCGCCGCGATGCGGATTAAATCACTTACCTTAATCAGCTTTCGACCATGGATCATATCGCTAAGGTTCTGTGCGTTATATCCGGCCTTTTCAGAAATATGTACCTGCTTCAGCCCTTTTTCAGCGATGATCCGTGCAATGTTCTCAGCTACCGGACTGTTACACTCCGTTATCGTCATCGCTCATCCCTCCTACAAACTTATTCACGAAGTAGATCTGTGCTTTCCCAGTTGCCTTCGGCGTTCTGGTTACGATGTTGCAGCCATTTCCGTCGATATGTGTGCTCTCTTTGATTTCAAACAGCCCCATGTTCATAGACTTCTGCGTTGGCATGTTCCAGTCGGAACCTTTTCGCTTGATCAGATATCCATGGTTTCTCAGATACTCGAAGAGACGCTTCTGTCCGATGTCCACGCCGTTCTGACGCAGGAGTTTTGCCAAGTCGCCGACCAAGATAGATGTCTGGCTGGTTGAAACAGCATCCGCGAAGATCGCCTTCGGCTTCATTTTCTCGTTCTCCTCAACCAGTTTCTTGTTATCTTCTTTCAGAGTGTCGATGGTCTTGTCTGCGAGCTTCAGCGCTCTTGCCATCACCTGCTCTGGGGTGTTCCAGGCTTTCTCCAAATCGATGAAGTACTGACGAATCTGTTTTCCTTCTGGAGATCTCTGAATCATACAAATCTGCTTTGCCATGTCGATTGCCAACATATATTCTGTTGAAGGTCTTCCGCCTGTACTTTCGGACTTTTTTGTCCAAAAGTCTTTTTCATTTTCGAAACCATACTCGCACATTCGATCAATCCATTTTTTGAATGGAGTATCAATGTGTAACTGTTCGTGCAGATCTCTCGCCGATACGGTCGGCTGTTCTGCCTCGTAGTTGATTTTTAACAATTCTTTCATCTAATTCCTTCTTTCTGTTTTAATTATTGATTTTTCTCAAACTTGCTCATGATTTAGCCATTGCCAATATATCTGGCAAACAATTGCCTGCAGATGTTCTGGTCCAAGAGTATAAAAAGAACTATAAAGAAATTCTTAAATACTTAAAAGAACAGACACCAAAGGCTCAACTGCATACTTTTTAGTTTTCAAAACACACGAAGTTGCAAATAAATGTTGATTGCATCTTCGAGCACGGTAATGGCATCTTTTGCTGAAAGTCCCTCTGATTTCTCATCGATCAGATCCAGTACTTTCAGCGAAAGAATTGCCATTTCATCGGTTCCGGAATATTCTAAATTCCAATCAAGAGCTTTTCTTCCTGCTTCTTCATATTTTCCCATTTCTTATACCGCCTCTTTCTGCTGTTTCTATTGACATTTTCCTGCTTTCCCCCTATCCTTTTGAATATAAGAATTTACTACAATTATTTTTAGAAAGGACATTACATAACATGAAAAAGATAATTGTTGCCAGAAATTTGTCCAATGATGATACGCAAAAATTTCATCTCCAGCTTCCTAGACATTGCCCTTGTTGCCATACCGCTATCGTCCCGAGGCATCTTGATTCTTATTTTCTGAAAGATCAATCAATGCCTTACGGCTGTGAAGATGCTGGGACTTTGTATTCTTTCTATTTCTGCTCAGGATGTGAAAAATGTTTTTTAGCCGAATATCGTGTATTTGTACGAGATTCTCGTTATATATCAGATGGCGACCTATGTGGATTAATTCCATATGGTCATGAAACAACTTCCTTTTCTGACAAGATTAACAAATTATCTCCAAATTTCGTAAAAATTTACAACCAGTCAGAGCAAGCAGAATCCACTGGTTTGCTTGAAATTTGTGGAATGGGTTATCGTAAAGCTCTTGAGTTTTTAGTAAAAGATTATGCCATTTCTAAGTACCCAGATCGTCAAAACGAAATAGAATCTTCTATGCTAGGAAAATGCATTAATTCTTATATTGATAATGAAAAAATTAAAACTTTAGCCAAAGCATCTGCATGGATTGGAAATGATGAAACACACTATGTCCAAAAACATCAAAACTATAATCTCCAGGATTTGAAACGTTTTGTAACAACAGCTATTGCATACATAGAATATGAACTCAATTATGCTGAAGCCGTTAATTTTTTAGATGCTCATTGATAATACGTCTCATCGTCAGCCACATATGGATATGGATCTATTTCAGTCATAAGATTTCCTTCCAAGTCCCAGTATTGCGTTATTTCGCGTACTGGATCATCTTCTGTTCCCATTCCTTTTGTGGCTGTTACCTCAATTACTTTAACTATCTTTGCACTCGTTATTCTGCCTAACTTGCACACTTTTTCTTACACCTCCTCTTTCTGTGTATCTGCAAACGCTTCCAGTGAAACCCCTAATGCATTGCATATTTCAAAATATTCCACTGCTTTAATTTCTCTTTTTTCGTTCAGCATCGGACTTAAAATATTCATTGGAATACCCGTTTTCATGGATACAAATGAATATTTAATTCCATTCTTATCCAGATATCGTTTTATATTGTTGCCCAACATATATTTTCACCTCTTTTCAAATTTCCTGTATTGAATACAGATTTTCTGTATATTCAGATAGTATAACAGTTTTTCTGTATTGTCAATATATGTTTCAGAAATTCTGTATTTTTTTATTGAAATTCCATATTCTCTGTGATATGATTTGCCCATAGGAGGTACACATTATGTCTATCGATGGAACGGTAATTAAACAAAATATTTCAAAAAACATTGTAAAATATCGAGAGCTTGCTGGATTTTCACAAAAAGAACTTGCCCAAAAACTCGGTGTGACCCCTTCAAGAGTTTCAAATTGGGAGCAGGGTGCCAATTGCCCCACAATAGATATTTTATTTGACGTATGTAAAGTATTGAATGTATCTATCAATGATATATATGGTATATATCCTGATTCCAATATTACTCTGTCTTATCTCGAGGCAGAACATATTGCAAAATATCGTAAACTTGACGAAGGTGGGCGCCAACTCATTGATTCTATTATGAGTGAACTA